TGATTGTGCCCACGGCACCGCTTGCTGCGGCGATGTCGAGTTTGTTCACAGGCCGGCCCGCTTCTTAAGGGCGCCAATCAGCCCGCGCTGATCCCCGCTCTTGTCGACCTGGCTCGCGCCGAACTCGAAATTGTAGGTGAGCAGAACGATGGAGGTCAGGCAGCCGAGCAAGTACACCAGCAACTCACGGTTCGGCCCCTCTTCGACAGATCCGTTGAAAACCGAGTAGAGCGAGTAGCCGAAGGCGATCAGCGCCGCGGCAACCATGAAGTCGGCCCGGTAGTTGTGTCCGCCCTGGTGGATGATCTCCGTGTCTCGCTGGCGCGCATTGGCGACGTCGGCCAACTCGATGCCCCGAAGCTTCGTCTCCTCCTGCGCCAGCGCGATCGTCTGCTGCGTCGCCAGATCCGCGATCTTCGCGTCGTGCTCGAGCTGCGCCTTGATGACTTCGGCCGCGCGCGCCGGATCGGCCTGGATCGCAGCGGCCACGGAATCGGGCGAAGCCTCGACGCCGAGCGCGCGCGCGAGCAGCGTGCCGCCGGTTTGCGCGACCGCACCGATCGGCCCGCCGATGACCTTGCCTACCAAATCGAGCCCGGCCGGCAGCACGCCGGCCACTGATTTCCAATCCATCATTGCCCCCTGATTCGTGAGTAAACCTCGAAGAATTCTTCGCCCACGGCGCCGCGCAGCAGATGCGCGATCACGAGGTGAGCGGTCCTGATATCGGCCTCGGCCTGGGCGCGATTGCGCGCACCTTCGCGCTCGGCATGCATGGCTCTGGCGAGGCGGCCCTTGGCCTCACGGATGGCTGCGATCTGATCCGTCAGCGTTGCGGCGATCTCTTCCGGGGTCGATTCGCTCATCGCAGCCACACGCAGATAAGTCCAACCGCTACAAAGATGATGACCGCCCATTCGCAGATCGGCGGCCAGTGCTTTCGTGTCCATTCGAGTGCTCCGCGAATCACGCGCGGCCGCCGGCGGCGCGGAAGGCTGCGGCGAGCTTGGCGTGGTAGCCGTTCTCGCGGTATGCCGTGCCGTTGTAGCCGCGCGCGAACTTATCCCAGTCATTCACTCGCAGCGCGTCGACAAGCCCGTTGGCGTAGATGAAGTGCTCGAAGCTGCGCAGCTGCGTGCGCTCGTCATGGGCCTGGGCGACCGCGAATTCGAATGGACTCACGAACCCACAGGCGGCGTAGTTCTCGCCGAGGATCTGGAAGCGCCCATAGCTCGCCGATGCGAAGCCAGCGTCAACGTCCAAGCCGACGGCGACGAGCAGCTGTTCGTATCGATCGCCCTGGGTCTTCGGATACTTCGTCCGGTCCCATTTCGGATACGAGACGAGCGGGGCGATCGTGTCGAAGCGACGCTGTGTCGCCTTGGAGAATCGGTGGGGTTCGAACAGCAGCACCGGCCGGCCGCTCGCGAATCCGGCGCCCGAGCTCTCAACGATCGTCACCGCGCGAACATGCGCCGGCGTGACGCCAAGCCGTGCCGCGCTGTCAGCGAAGTCCTGAGCGTTGAGAAGCGTATCGGGGCCGTCCGTCATCGCGATCATGACACCGGCGCGCGTGAGGGGGCCATAGAGCCCGTCGAGTTCGCCGCGGTAACGGCCGGAAGCGCGGAGCCGCGCCTGCAGCTCCTTGATGGTAGTGCGGGGCATGCGAACTCCAGAAACGAGAAAACCCCGCTCAAGGCGGGGCAACGGGCATAAAAAAGCCCACCGGCTTTCGACCGGCGGGCTTCCTTCCTTTCCAGCGGAGTTGCCCGGCATCAGCACACCGGACACCCCGAACTCTACGCCGAGCCATCTCCCTCGTCCGAGACCTGCGTCTCAGTATCCGGTGGCGATGCTTCCAGCGCGGCCTCGAGCTCGGCGACGCGCGCCTCCAGTCGCTCGACCTTCGGCTGCAGCGGCTCGGAAACGGGGCGTAACACCGTGCTGATCCGCGGCATCCCATCCACTATCACGATCTTGCGCATCAGTACTCCACTCCACCCGGGCCGGAATTAAGGGCCCGCTCGATCGAAATCGGCACGCTCGGGCTCGCGGCCGTGGCGCCCAGCGAATCCTCAGCCTCATAGCGCCACACGCCGCTCACGTATCCACCGCGCGCGAGATCGACGTCATTGGTCCAGCTGGTTCGCGTGATCGCCGCATTCGCCGCCGAGATATCCTCACTGCCGCTCACGTACACCCAGCCGCCTGTGACCGGCGCTACACCGCCCGTCACGAACACCTCGACGGGATTCGTGTACAGCCGCGCCGACGTACCGTAGGCCATCGCCGTAGTGGCCGGCGGCCGAATCGTCACGCTCAGCGGCAGCGGCGCAATCTCGATGCTCGCCGGGTCCGACAGCGGCCCGATCGCACCCATCGGGCCCAGCGCGTATACCCGCACTTCGTACAACCCGCTCGACACGATCTCGATACCGGCCGAGCCGCCGAACACAGGATCGATCGGCGTCCAATCCGGCAGGCCCGGCCGCCGATACTCGAGCACCGTCGCGAACGCTTCCGGCGGTGGTGTCCACGTTGCCAGCACCATCCCATCACCGAGTGCCAGCACCAGGTCATCGATGATTAGCTCCGGTGGCTCGCCGCTGGCCGGGTACTCGTCCGGCGGCGCCGGGCCTGGATCCGCGTATACCTCGGGCGCATCGAGCAGCGCGGTGATGGTGGCGATGTAGTCGTCGCTGCTCTCGCCGATGCCGGCGACCAGCGCCTTCGCAGGCTCGCGGCCCTCGTGGCCCAGGATCAGCACGGTCGGCTCGCCGCCGTCCTCACCGAGATCCAGCGCGCCGGGCGACACCGCCAGCACCAAGTGCTGGTCGCTCACGCCCCGCAAGCACGCGATCGGCGCCGACGGCACCGCCTCGCGGTCCACCAGCCACACGCGATGCGGCAAGCTCGGGTGCCATTCGAACGCCGTATCGCTCACCAGCACCAGGCCGGCCGCAGACTGCAGCGATCCCATCTGCCCGAGCCCATGCTGGTAGCTCTGCACCAGCGCCGCATCGCCGAGCCCGCGGTGCCGCTGAATCCACAGCACGTCACCCTCCAGCGATTGCCGCCGGTACAGCGTGCGCATCAGCTCGCGATATCCGAGTTCGAATGCCTGCTGCCGGCTCGTCACACCCTTGAGTTGATAGCTCTCCGCGCGCTCCGCGTCGCCCACCAGCACCTCGCGCGCCTCGCCCGTGCGCCGATCCGTGTACTCCACGTACAGGCCGGTCGGCGCATCGACCGGAATCGCGCCGAAATCCAGGTCATCGTTGCCGGATTCGTCGACGTTGTCGTCATGCAGCATCAGCACCGGCGCGCCGGGCTCGCGGTCCATCCACAGCGTGCGCAAACCGGTGGTCCAGTTCAGCCAGCGCCGCGCATCGCCCGCGCGCAACACCTCTTCCACCGCGTCGGCGAGCGTCATCGAGCCCGTGAGGTAGGCGTGATACTTCCAGCCGCGCGCCGCGCAGTCGGTATGCAGCGCCGTCCAGCGCTCGATATCCACGCTACGGCCGGCGGCGCGCAGCAGCGCGCTCCATGCTGCCGCTACGCTCTCCGTCGGCTGCGGCACCGTCCACGCCGCGCCATCCCACAGCGCATGCATGCCGCGCGCGCGCACCTTCACCTTGAGCTCGCCGCTCAGCGCCGCATTGCTCTGCACCACCATCTGCAGGCGCGTGGTGTACTCGCTGTACGCCGGGTCCACCGCGCCGGTCACCACGAAGCCCACCAGGCTGTGCACGGACAGCGCATCGCTGCGGCCGTCGTCATCGGTCGCCGGCGACGTGCGCGCCAGGTAGAGCTGATATCGCCCCGTCGCGAGGCCGGTGAACGGAAAGGATTCGCGCTGCACGGTGCGGTCGCGGCCGCTCATCTCCTGCTCGCCGAGCGACGTCAGCGAGCCCAGCGCATTGCCCGCATCGTCCACCAACTGGATCAGCGGCTCGAAGCCCACGGTGGCCGTGCGCAGCTTGCCCTTGCTGTTGGTCCGGTAGATGCCGGCCTGTGCGATGATGTTGACGTTGAAGCCGTCGATGACTTGGCCAGGCGCACAGAGATCGAACGGCCCGTACAGCCGCCGCACGCGCACCAGCGACGTCGTCAGCGTCTCCGCCACCGGCGCCGGCCGCAGGATGCCGAACTTGCCGCTGATGGCCAGCAGCGCAAAGTCCTGCCCCGCATTGAGCCCGCGTGCGGACTGGATATCGTCCGGCACCGCTAGATCGCCCCAGTAATCGTCACCGGGCAATTCCACTGTTCCGGTCACCCCGTCGCCGGGGTCGAACGTCACCGCGATGTTCTCGGGGTTGCCGTCGTCGTCATCCGCCGTCTCCACGAGCGAGCGCAGCTGGTACGCAAATCCACCACCACCGCCGATCGCCACCACGTACATGTTCAGCGTCACGTCCGCCGTCTCGGCGACGATCGCCGAGCCATCGCGCCGGTGCGCGGTCGCGTGACGCGAATCGGCGACGGTGTCGAGCACCCATTCCACCGCATTGCTCCCACCAGTGACGGTGAAGCGATCGCCGGGCCCGCGACCATCGAACGGCTGCGCCGACGAATTCACCGTCACCGCGCCACCCACGTCGAACGTCACGTTCGCCTCGTACGGCTGCAGGTCCAGCGCACCGCCGAGCAGCTCCAGGGGCTGATCGAAATTCTTCACGTACACGCTGGCATTGCCCAGCGTGGTGCGCTCGCCCGGCTGCGCAAACTGCTGGCGCACGCTCGCGGTTGCAGCGAACGGCTGGTCGCCGTTGGTGATCTGCAACGGCTGGCAAGGGCCATAGCAAATTTCGAACAACAGATGCTCGATCTGCTGCTTGCCGCGGAACTCCGTCCACCGAGATAAAAGCGATGGATAGAACGACGACTCCCCGAACAACCACGCCGCCGGGTCGCCGACACGCACCGGCGAATTGCCCGTGCGCAATTCGTAGACCGGATCGGCCTGCGTCGTGTCCGGCTTTGGAATCTTGACCAGCGCCTGGAACAGCGCGCCGACCGCACGGAACGGCGCACTGATGATCTTGCCGAGCAGGCTCATTGCATGCCCCGAATCGTCGGCGTGTTCTCCAGCGTGTGCGTGAGCGGATGCGCGGGCACGTCCTCATCGTTCTCGCTGCGCAATGAGGCGTTGATTCCCGCGCCCACAGCGCGCGGCTCCTGCAGCTCGAGCGTGGCCTGCACGTCGAGCACGCCGGCATCGTCATACCAGCGCGCGATCGCCACCGGTGCCACCGCGGAGCCGCGCAGGACCGCGAAGCGCGCGGTGTGCTGCTTGTCTTCGTTGCCGATGGTGATGTCGATGTCGACGCGGCCGGTCTCATCGACCGGCGGCAGCGGCAGCGACAGCGCGGCATCAGCCACAAACAGCGTCGGCACACCGTCGACGAGCAGCACGTGATCGACGGCGTCGGCGACGAGCAGCAGGGGGCTTTCTCCCATCAGGGGATGGGAGAGTTGGAGGGTGGGGAGCATTACGAATCAGGAGACGACAGGACTATTCCGAACCACGATCTGACCGCCGCTGATCGTCATCTTGGCTTGAGCCGAGCCAGCATCCCGAGAATCGAACGAGTACAGAGTGCCGGTGTTCGCAAACAGTCCCGCCGTCGTCGCGTCGAGACTCAGGGTGTCGAAGAGGCGCATCAGCTGACTCGCCTCGGCCGTACCGCCAGCGGCTCCATTCGGGCCGCACATGTAATTGAACGGGTTCCGCTCGCTTACACAGCCTCGGATGTCGAACTGCGTACCCACGCCGCCGTCCGTCGCAGCATTGGTGATCGCAAAACCACCGCCGCCTTCGGCCGTGATCAGGCCATTGTTGCGCGCATGGACGCCGCGCGCCGTGGCATGGCACCCATTCGCGGGGACGATGCCGGCCTTGCCGTTGTACTCGTAGAGCCCGCCCTCGTAGTTGTCCTCGAAATACTCGTGGTCGGACGAGCCATCGCCGCCATTGTCATGAGACCAGCAGTCGAGATACCGAGTGACGCAGCGACGACCGTTGGCGGGTGATGCGTGCCCGCCGAATCCATCGTTGCCGCCGCCGAAGGTTTCGACGTGATGCTGAGTGGCGAATCGAATATTGCTGTAGTAAATCGGATTGTCAGTGCATGCGCCAACAATCACGTCATACAGCTCCACGCGATCAGCGGCAGTGAAACTCAGTCCACGATGACCGTACAGAATTTCGAGACCGATGATTGACGTGATGCCGTTGGTGCGTTGGATGCACGGGCTGGAGCGCTGAGGCAGTCGAATATCTGCCGCCGTCGCGTCGGCACCACCCGCAATGGAGAAGTAGAAGATGCCGGCCGTGCGGTCGTAGTACCAACTCGGCGTCGACGCAGCGTCGATCGCAGCAATGCTCGCGACGTAACGGATACGAGTATGAGGCAACCGATTCGACCGGCCACGCTGCGGTGCCAAGCGATCCGCCAATGCGATCAGCGTCGTCGCGTCGGGGACATCGTGGTGCCACGCGTAGTAGAACGCTTCGTTGCCGACGGTCGGAATCACGGCTTCAGCCACGGTCGACTGGTACACCTTCGAATAGCCACCGGTCTTCGTGATGCTCGTCAACTTTGTTGAGCGCGTCGCGTAGGCGCGGTATGCCGATCGAGCGATGATCGAAACGGGCCCGGTGATGGCCGACAAATCCAATGGCGCACCACCGAGCGCGAATTCGCCATCGCTGTTGATGATGATCTCGCCGCCGTTTGCGACTTTGTCACTCGCCACTGCGGCGGCCAACGTCAGCAGCGGACTGGCTTCGGAGCCTGATCCGCTGTTCGATCCAGCCGCGGAAACGAACACGCGACGATCGCGAATGATGTTCGGCGGGCGCGGAGTCGGGATAGCCTTGGACTGCGATAGCGAGCTCTTAAGGTCCAGCGCCGCATAGCTCATCTTCGTCGTATTGAGGCGCTTCCCAACCCACACGTCGACGTAAGCGCACGTCGGTACTGTTGCCTTTACCGCTACAGCCTCTTCGACTCCACTCGCCGCATTGATCTGCGTGTTCTCCACACGGCTGATCTCGGTAAGCGAAGCATCGAGGAATACAAACGCTTCGGCGCAGGCCTGACCCAATGGAAGCGCCGGGGAGCCGGTATAAGTCGCAACGCGCGTACCGATAAGAGACAGGATCGCGCCCGGCGCAAACTCGTCAACTGCATCGAAGCGGAACCGACGCACGAGCGTATCGGCTCCAGAGAAATCGACCCAGCGTTTTCCGCCCTCCAGTCTCGCGACACCGTTCTTGAATCCGGCGACCGGATTGCCGTCGTCACAGAGTGGATCGGGCCAGAGGTTCACTCCGCGCGGAGGCGGGGTGAATTCGGCAGACGGGCCATCAGCCAAGTACTGGTCCCCGACATAGAAGTAGTCGCCCGTCGCTTTCGACATGCTAATGACCCATTCGACCGAAGCAACTCCGGTCTCTCTTGCGACGCCCGGCGTCTGGATAACCTGCTCACCGGTGAGAATCTCTGGCGTCTTGACGAGAGGCGTCCCCAGAATCGTTCCAGCCGCGTTTTTCTGCCGAAAGGTCACACTGCGGGTGGTGCCGCTAGAGTTCTCAATCGTGATCGCGCCGCTGATCGTCGGAATACTGGGATTTAGTCCCGCGACCGACTTCGCGATGATCATGTTTCGCGTGTTTGCAGAGCCGGTATTAGTGGTTTTCGCGCGAAGCTTGCCCGTTACCGCAGAATTCTCGAACGTCAAAGACGTATTCGATCCAACTGTGATGCCAGAGGAATCTCTAAATGCCAATTCGTCAGCGGTGAATTGATTCGGGAGAGAGGCAGCCTTGTTACCAGTTCGGTCGGTTTTGAGAGCATCCGCTGCAGCTCGCGCCGCAGCTTCGCCAGCAACCGCCCCGGGCTGCTGCGAAAAAGTGATGGGCGTTGTACCGAGTGTTATTTCCGATTGATCCACCCTATACCGGGCGTTCACGCGATCGGCGCTTGAACTTTCAGTAACGCGAACACAGGCACCAACCAACTCAGCGCCTGTGTCGCAGTCGGCCGAACGCGCCCACACCCCTGCGACTGCGGGACCATTGGTCGTCACGTCATAGATGCCGGAGGCCACGCCTTCGTTCGGCACGACCAATCGATTCCCAACTGCGACGTTGACACCATCGGCGACCTGCGAGCCTACCGCTGAGAAAGTGATGGTCTTGGCCGTGTTGTCGTAGGTGTACGACGCGAGCTTCCCCTGCACTGCGAGGCGCACATCATTTCGGGTAGTCGTGAATTGCGCAGCTGCCTGCACGATTGCTCGGTCAGTTGCTACTTGGGTCGCGTTGATCTGAGTTTGATCGGCATTGGCCTGCACGGTCGGCGCTAGTCCGGCCACCAGGTCCGCGCTTGATTTCGTCTGCACCGCCAACGCCGCCACATCCGAAAACCGCTCCCCCGGCACGAAGATCGTCACCGTGCCATCCGCCGACACCGCTTCGATGTCGTAGATGCCCGTGGCGCCCACTTCCGGGCCTGGGGCTTGGATGGTGATGGCGCCGTTGCCGTCGGCCGTCCAGCCGGGCGTGCCGGGGTTGCCGGCGCCGTCGAGCACGCCCGGTGCGTCCGTGCGCGTGCCCGCTAGGAACACACGCACCGAAGCGCCTGCGTAGTTGCGCGGCTTGTTGTCCGTCGGGTCCATGCGTTGGACGACGTAGCTCTTGAATTCCATGTTCGATGCTCACCCGATGATGAGAGGGTTGGGATTGAGATAACCGCTGAACACTTCCACCGCCGGCGCCGACCCCACCCGCGTCTCCGCGGTGCAGGGGACGGTCCACTTTCCCGATAGGCCGATCGCTTGGACGGGCTCGCCGATGTTGAGCAAGCGCAGCTCTCGCTCCTGCCGAATGCCGCTGAGCTTTACCGGCGCGCGGAACCACTTGCCGCCGCCGGCGAGCGTGTGCTGAATCCAGCCGTCGAAGTCCGCGAGTTGCACGTCGCTGAGCACGACCGAAAGGTTCACCGTGCTCGAGCCATTGGTACCGATGCGAAGCATTTGCCGCCCGCGTCTCGTGCGGAGCTCCGCGTACTGCGTCGCGCGCGAATAGCTCAACGGGCCGATCTGCCATGTCACGTCGGCGAACGGCCAAACGATTTCGGTGGCCATCAGCGGCGCCCTGCTTTGACTGGCTTGCGTCGAGCGCCCGTGCGCGAGTTGCTGGTTCGGGTCACGGGGCCGTTGGTGCGCGCGTCATCGAGTGCGCTGGCTTGCGACATGCTCACCGCCGCTTGGATGATCACGTCGACCTGGCTCGGCCCCCTCTGTCGCGTGTCCACCTGCACCCCGCTGTAGTTGTGCACGTTGACCTGCATCGGGCTGTTCGAGGATTTGATCGGCTCGACGTTGCCGCGCGTTCCTGGGAGCAGGAACTGCTGGCCGTTGGCCGCGTTGTAGACCTCGGGGCGTCCGCCTTCGGTGATGCGGTACAGCTTCTGTGCGGCAACATCGCCGCCGTACTGACGACCGCCGGCGATGCTGAGTGCGGAAGCGACCCCGTACGTGGAGGCAATCCCAGCCGCGGCGGGCGCGGCATTGGCGCCGAAGCTGGCCAGGCTCACGGCGGCAGCAGCCGGGGCCCATGCAGCGGCAACCGTGGCGCCTGCGGCAACCGATGCCGCCGCTGCTGCAGCCTGCGCGGACTGCCCGATGATCCAGGCCTTCACTTGGGCGATACCCATCTCCGCGATGGCGCTCACCGCTTCGCGCAGGATGGCCCCACCGAGAGCACGAACAGCGTCCGTAGCCTTGAACGTGCCGTCGAGCATCGACATGAAGACGTCGGTGGTGGCGTACTTCAGTTGATCCAGCGTCGCCATGACCAATTCATTGCCGGCCGACTGCTGGCGGAACCGTTCCTCCTCGAGCGCGGCCATCGCTGCGGCGTGCTCTTGTTCCGCTGAGGTCTTGAGCTCCAGGTAGCGCTGATCGCTCAGCAGCTTCTGGTTGGTGTGCTCGTCGTAGGCCTCGTTGAGCTTGCGCAGGTTCTCGAGCTGCTGTTCGAAGTGCTGCTGCTCGCCGGCGTAGGGGTCCATCTGGCCTAGGAGGGCGGTGTTGTCCGTCGCCTCCTGGACTTTGTAGAGCGCGCGGGCAAGGGCCTCGACGTTGGCGACTTCTTCAGCGGATGCGGCCGGATTGAGCTTGGACAGAGCCTTGGCGACGGCGAGTTCTTCGCCGCTCTTGCTCGCCATCAGCAGAGCTTCGTTGAGGTCGTAGATGACGCGCAGGTTCTGTTCTTCGGCCTGCTTCGCTTCCTGCGTGGACTTCGTCAGCGCCTCGCGGGCCTTCTCGATTCGATCGATCTGGACTGCGAGGCCTGCGGCTTCGGCGCGCTCCTCCGCAGTTGCGGTCGCGCCGAGCTTTTGAATGGCCTGCAAACGGATGCGGGCTTCGCCTTGCAGTTTGGTGAGCGCGAGCTCGTCGCGCATCGCTTGGAGGCGTTCTGCGACTTGGGGATCGCCTGCGGCTGCAGGCGCTTCGGCAGAGACCGGGTTCTTCCGCTTCTCGATCTCGGCGTTGATTTGTGCCAGCGCATCGCGGTGCTTCTTGAGGTTTTCGTTTGCTTGCTCGACAGCAGCATCGGATTCAACCAGCTGCTTGCGCATGTCGCCCAGGTTCTCTGCCCAGGCGCCGCCGCGCTTCTCGACGATGGCGATGCCCTCGGCCAGCCTGTCGTAGGCGACTCGCGCCTTGGCCGCATCCTTCTCAAGGTCAGCGATGGATTCCTCCATCTGCTGCCGGCGCAGGGTCAGCATCGCGCCGCCTAGGCCTTCTAGCGATGCGGTGAGTTCGTCGATGGGAGGGCGGGCACTGGTCGCGCTATCGCTGAAAAGGTAGATGCCAGCTGCCGCACTGGCGACTAGGGCGATGATTCCAACTGGGCCGCCAAGAATCCCCATCAGCGAAATGCTAGAAGCCGCGACTGCTCGTTCGGCAGCTGCAAGCCTGGCGTCTGCTGCCGCTGCTGCATTTTTGGCGGCCGTCGCCTCGGCGAGAGTGACGGTAAGTCCAACCTGCGCCTCCGCGTTTGCCAGCGTTGCCGCCGTCGTGGCGGCATGCGCCCGCGCGAGGTTCAACTCTTCTGCCGCCTGCGCGCGTGCAGCGAGCATCGCCTTGATGCTAATTACAGCCATTGCGCCGGTCTTCGCAATGTAGGCTGCAAGCGCTCCAGCACCGGCCGACAGCAGCGTCTTCACTACTAGGTCGATGTTGTTGCCGAGAAGGATGATTGCCTTGGAAAGAACACCGGTCGCGCCTGAAGCCATATTGGCTTCGCCGAGATAAGCGCTGATCACGTTCCGAAGATTGGTGAATGCATCCTTCACCGTCGTGGCCATACCGTCGGCGGCGGCCTTGTTCGATTCGAACGACTGGCGCAAACCCTCGTTCAACATCTGCGCCGTGATCTTGCCGGAAGCGCCCATCTCGCGGATCTCAGCCGAGGTCTTGCCGCTGGCTGTCGCGATGTCGTTGATGACGGTGGGGATGGCCGCGATGATCGATTCCCACGAATCGGACTCGACCTTCCCCTTGTTGATCGACTTCGTGTACGCGTCAATGGCGCTGTTCGCGCGGTCGACGCTGGTGGCGTTCTTCACGAACGCGTAGGACATCGAGTCGGTGATGTCGAGCACCTGCGCGGTGCTGTAGCCCATCGAGCGCAACGAATCCGCGGTGCGGATGTAGACCTCTTGCGCTTCGGCCAGTGAGCGATAGGTGCCGTTCGCAGTCGCCAGCAGGCGCTGCTGCACCATCTCGTACTCTTCCTGGCTGCCGGTGGCCATGCGCACGCGCTCGGCCATCTCGCCGTAGGCCTCGGCCATCTGGATCAGCGTATTGGCCCCCTGGAGCGTCAGCAGGCCGCCCATGAGTTTCAGCAGGCCACTGACAGAAGAGTTCGCGGTGTTCGCCTCGCGCCCGAAGTTCTTGGCGGCCGCGGCCACTTTGTCCATCTTGGTTTCGAGCTTCGCCGCTGCGCCGTCAGTCTTGCGCATCGTCTGCTGCAGGTGGTCGAGGCTACCGTCGACCGCGACCGTGCTGTTGACGAGCTGCGCTGTGTCGGACTCCACCTCGTAGTAAATGGTGCCGACGTTCATTCCGTCCATCAGTGCACCGTCACCTTTTTGCGACGCTTGGCCTGCACCTTCTCGAACCAGGCCATCGTCGCATCATGCTGATCTTTGCTCGGAGCACGCGCGCCGGGCGCGTTGCTATGGGCGGCGGGGAACTTGGCGCGCAGGGCTCCCGCGAGAGTCGTCATCGTGAGGTTCCACGAATCCCGCTCGCTGAGACCTAGATGCGCCATTGCGAGCGCAACGTGATCACGCGCGTTGAATTCGCGCAGGTACTCGGGCTCTTGGCCTGGTTTGGTGGGCAGGGGAGGCAGAGCGCCGGTGATGCCGTGCTTCAGCAGGCAGCGCGCGAGAGGGAGGATGTGATCGATCGGCGCAAGGCCGGGCACGTAGTTCAGCCGCACATCGAAATGGCCGAACGTCTCGCTGATGCGATCGACATCGGCGTCGGCCGCGCACGCGGAGAGCGTCTTCAGGGCGCTGTCGAGCTGCGCCAAAACGGCGCCATCGTCGTGCGCAGCGTCCATCACGCGCGCGAACAACTCGACGATTTCGACGGGGCTGCCGAGTGTCGACATCGCATGCAGCGATGGGCGGAGCACGTACAGCGCTCCGCCCACGCGCACCCCGATCTCACCTACCTCTGTGAGGATCACGCCGTGACGGTGACGACGCAGGTGTCGGTCTTGGTCTGGTCGGCGTTCGCCCGGACCGCGATGGTCGCGGAGCCGGCGGAGACCGCGGTGATCAGGCCGTTCTGCGAGACCGTGGCCACGGCCGGCGAAGAGCTGACGTAGGTGACGCCGCTCGGCGCGTCGCCCGGCAGCACGGCGACGGTCAGCTGCGAGAAGGCACCGACCGCGAGCGACACGGTCGCCGGCGTGACGTCCACAGACGCGACATCGGCAGCATCCGGGTCAGGCGTGTCGTCGACCAGCAGGCCGAAGTCGGAAGCGGTTGACGACGATTCGAAGCTGTACGTGGCAACGTCGTCGTACGGCGCGCTGCGGCTCATGTTCGTGACGATCATGTAGGCCGTGAAAGTGAGGTCCGGGAAGGTCAGGCGGACCCAGGCATTTGGCTGGCCGTTGGTGGCTTCCGGGTTGGCGACGTGCTTCGTGAGTTCGACCAGGTTGGACGCATCGCCGTCCGAAACCTTCACCGTGCCGTCGCCGGAGATGCCCAGCGTCAGGAAGGTGGCGAGCATCTCGCGCAGCTTGCCGATCGAGCTGTCGTCGGTGGCATCGGTGGTTTCCCACTCGAGATTGAATTCCTTGGTGCGCATCGAACCGAGGCGCTTCCACTGATTCGGCAGGGGCAGCGTGTCGCCGCAGCCAATGTAGTACTCGAGCACGACATCGCGCCCAACGAATTTGGTGTTTTCACACGGCATGGTTGCTGCTCCTACGGTTAAAAGAGAACTTCAAAATCCAGGCTGTACCAAGCCCGGTTTTCGGTGGTGTAGGCGGCGCCTACGGGTTCGGTGATGGCGCGCACGGACGCGGCGCCGCAGGGCCTGGAATCACCCAGTGAGGCGGTCATGAGCGCCTCCATGTCGGTGAGCAGCAGCGGCGCTGCGGAGCGGTCGTTGCGCGGACCCAGCAAGATCAGTCGGAAGCGCACGCGGCGATCGTCCACGTCGGGAGCGAGGCCGCCTGTCTGCAACACCGCGGCGATTCGACGGGTCTGTAGTTCCGTCGTTTCGAGCCACATGCCGCGGCTGAACGTGTACTCCGAAGTAGCGAGCGTCAGCTGCAGCCATGTGACGAAGGCATCAAACACGGTAGGCCTTCCTCAGGATCGCGGGGATCGATGGCCTGATCTGATCGAAGCCCTTCTTCAGGAATTCGGGCTCCGCGTTCGGATCCCAATAGTTGCCCTTCTCGGTGCCGCCGCCGAACTCGACGCCTTCTCGCGTCTTTCCGAAGTGAGCACGCGGCTCGCCCTTCAGCTTGCCTGGTGCCTCGTGCACGGCGGCCGCGTATGCGGAGGTGTAGCCGATGGCGCCGGCCACCTTGCCGCGCTTCACGCTGATCTGTGGTGCCGTCTGGCTATTGATAAGCGTGCTGGTGTCGACCGGCGTCATCTGCGCCGCCATCGCACCGCCCTGGCTCAGGATCATGTAGACCGTTCGCTCGGTGGTGCCTTCGCTGATTTCCTTCACCGCGACGCGGAAATTGCGCTTCACGCGCTCGATGCCCTTGACAGGCATATCAGGTCACCAGCTTGTAGTCCGGCGTGTCGCCGAACATCGCCATTTCCCAGACCGTGACGGATCGGATTTCCTCCCAATCATCTCGGCCGCCGAGCTTGATCATGTCGAGGTACTTCGGCCGTGCGTCCTCGGTGTAGATGATGTGCTGCGAGATGAACTCGGCACCGCGTGAGCCGGACATGCCACCGGACTCGCGCTCGGGCTTGCTCTCGGCGGTCCAGTTGCAGGCGATCTCGAACTCGTCGCCGTAGACCGATTGCCCGCTCATCTGATCGAGCGAGACGAAAGGCCTGATGGTCGCGGTGTTCTTGTACGACCAGCGCGCGATGCTGCTCATCCGCGCATGAACTCGAACATTTGATCCACGGTGCCGAAGCCGTCGGGGAAGGATGCGAATTTCCCTTCGGTCGCGATCGCGCGATCCATGTTCGCTATCTGCGCTTGCTCGCGTTCGGAAACTTGAACGCAGATTGCGACTTCACTGCTGTCGAACCATTGCTCGCCGATCTTTACTCGCATGGCGTGCAGCCTCCCTTTGCGATCCACAAGCCCGCATGCGCAGTTCCCGTCGGATCAGGTGGGATCAGATCGGACGCGCAACCGGCCTTGTCGAGCCCGCGCAGCAGTCCGCTTACGCCGCGCCAGCTGTCGCCGAGGCTCTTGTAGCGATACGAACGCGATGCGCCGCTTGGTGCGGTTTCGCTGCTGACGTACTTGTCGCCCTGTGCGATCGACAGGAGGCCCAGCAGATACAGCTTAATCAGCAGCGCGGTGGCGTTCGGGTAGCCCGCTCCGATCAAGCACGCGTCAATGCTGTTCGCCTGGCCAACCAGGATCTGCAACAGGAAGTCCGGCAAGGTGATACCGAGAGTTGCCAGATACTGCTGAGCTTGCTCGAGCGTCAGTTCCATGCCGGACTCCAGAAATTAGAAAGCCCCGCGGAAG